CGAGGATTCAAAGTGATTGATTTCATTTCAACATTATCTGATGCTGGCATTTTCGTTGGGTCAGTCATAGTTTTAGGATTGCCCATGATTGCAGGATTCTTGCTTGGCAAGGAGATTGGCTTAGATCATGGCCACCGTGCCGGCTTTGATTTGGGAAAGGCAGTGGGCAAGCGTGAAGCCGCCAACAGTCAGCGATAACGCGGTTATCATTGCACGCAACGCCAAGCGCACATCCATAGATGCAGCAATGCGCAAGTATCCTGAAACCGGGTCATTGCGCCTGAGGATTTATGAGCTGCTAGTGCGTGCTGGATTGCGTGGAGTAACCGATTATGAAATTGAGGCTACCTTGTCCATTCCGGGCAATTCAGTCAGGCCATTGCGTAAGTCATTGGAAACACAAGGATTCATTATTGATTCCGGGCTCACTAGAAAAAACCAAAACGGCAATGAATGCACCATTTGGCGTGCAGTAGATGAAGGGATGATGCTATGAGCTTTAACATGGATGATTATGTGGATGTGGCAGAAAGAATGCGCAAGATAAAGGAGATATTTCCGGAAGGCGTGTTTAGACCAGCAAACCCAAATGAGCCTTTTAAGGTAGTTGAGATTGGTGCGCTGACTTACATTGCCTACACTGCCGCGTTCTATCGTGACCCGTTTGATCCATGCCCTGCTATTGCATGTGCCTGGGAAGAAGTACCAGGGCGCACGCCATACACAAAGGGCAGTGAGCTGATGAATGCCGAGACAAGTGCTTGGGGTAGATGCGCCATTGCAGTTGGACTAGCTTCAAAGAAGATTGCCAGTGCCGATGAGATAAAGGCACGCCAAGAAGCACCCAAGGCAACAGTCACAAAAATCAAGGAAACTGAGCAAGAACAACATGATCCGTGGGCAACACCTGCACCCATTGCTGAAGTTTATGATGCTTGGCATTGCAAGCATGGGGATAGAACAGTGCTTGAAGGTGAGAAGAATGGCCGAGCCTATTATGGAATGCGCTGCACAAATTATGTGGTCAAGGAGCAATGCGAGATGATTTGGTTTGCTCTTAACAGTGACGGCAAGTGGGTTCCCAAGATTGCTGCGGTTAAGTGATGGGCGAGATTACTTACATCAAGGATGGCTTGGCCACAACAATTCACCAGGATGGGTCAACATCAGCCAAGGCAACTGGGGAAGTGTTATGCGATGGATGCAGCAAGTACCAATTCCTTGAAGGTGGCATTGCCTATCGTGAGCATGGGGAAACCGTGCTTTGGCTATGCCTTTATTGCAAATGAGCGTTGAATTTGAGTGCCGTAAATGCAAGAAAATAACTAAGCAAATTGAGCGAATCATTACAGACAACTTGCCGGATCATGTGAAAGTATTGCAATGCACCCGGTGTGGCAACATGGGTGTGTGTCTATTGGAGGCTCAATCATGACCCAACGCAAGCTGATTCGCATTCTTGTCATTGTTCAATGCATCTTGGGCATATTGATGATTTGGCTTGCGACTCATTAGTTATCCACAGGAGTTATCCACAGGCCTCAATAACTGTGGGAAACGCCCAAGATTCATGCTGATGCTTGACGGCATGGATACGATGCATAGCGCACGGCAGGGCCCGTTAGGGATAGCCCGGCGGTGTGTTGTGCATCTATTGGCAGGGCTATGTCTATTGCTTGGCAGCCCTGGAGCAAGTGCAACAGATATAAAAACAATCCAGTCATATGCCGGTTCATTGCTCACACCTTTAGAGTTCTCATCAGCTTTAGTCTTATGGCAGAAGGAAAGCAATTGGAACATAAGGGCCGTCAATGGCTCACACCATGGGTTGTGTCAAGGTCGTAGTAAATACATGGCCAAAGCTAATTACAAACAACAGGTGCAATGGTGTATTGCATATGCGTACAATCGGTATGGATCCATGGCACTGGCCTTAGAACATTGGAGATTACACAAATGGCATTAAGACATAAGAACAACACCAGCGAATTCAAAAAGCAACGGCTTAAAGTTTTGGCAAGGGATGGGCGAGTGTGTCAATACTGCGGTGCTGAGGATGCAAACCAGGTGGATCATGTGGTTCCAAAGGTTGCCGGCGGTGGAGATGAGTTGGACAACCTCTTAACAAGCTGCCGTGAGTGCAACCTGCGTAAAGGCAAAAAGTCAGTGGCCTTTTTTTTAGGCTCAACTTCTGCCCCCACTGTCTCTCCCGACCTTCTCTCTCCGGTTCGAGCCGGTTCGAGTCTTGTTGGGCCCTTTGAAGGTCAGGCAAGGCCATCATGGAACTAGTCATAGACAATCCAAAACCTGCCAAGGTGGGGGTAAAGAAAAAACCCCTAGTAGGAGCGGTAAAACCACGGATCATGAGCATTCCCCTTAAAGGAAAATCCAGGGGCGAAGAATTTGCGGAGTTTGCTGAGAAATGTGGGTATCCCTTGTTCCCCTGGCAGAAATTCATCGCAAATGACTTTTTGACCGTAGATAGTGATGGATCCTTCAAGCGCAAGACCGTTGCGGTCATTCTTAGCCGTCAAAATGGCAAGACCATGCTGATTGCTCTTAGGATACTTTTTGGCTTGTTCGTGCTTGAAGAAAAGTCGGTTGTGGCAATGTCGTCTAAGCGCGGCATGGCTGAAGATACCTTCCGCAAGGTTTGCTCCATTATTGAGGCCAATGAATTCTTAAGAAGCCAAGTCAAGCTTAACCGTGGAGAAGTTGGATACCGGGGCAATGGCAAGGAGCACCTGGATTTACTCAATGGGGCGCGTTATGAAATCGTTGCCGGAACAAGTGATGGCGCACGCGGCAAATCGGCCAATCTGCTCTTTGTGGATGAGCTGCGTTACATCAGTGAAGAAGCCTGGGCAGCAGCTAAGCCAATTACCATTGCAATGGGTAACAAGGCGCAGACATATGTTTGCAGCAACGCCGGTGATGCATTTAGCCATGTGCTTAATGACCTGCGAGATAAGGCCCTTTCGTATCCATCGCCGACTTTAGGCTGGTATGAGTATTCCGCGCCTCAACATGCAAAACCTACGGATCGTGCAGCTTGGGCCGCAAGTAATCCAAGTCTTGGCATAACAATCACAGAATCGGGCCTTGAAGAAGTTTTGTCAGTTATGCCCATGGAAAAATTCTTGCCTGAGCATATGTGCATGTGGGTTTCGTCTTTGAGCAGCCCTTGGCCAATTGGATCATGGGAGGCTTGCGCCGATAGCACGCTTTCAATGCCAATTGGCCCTGACACATTTTTTGCATTTGATGTGGCAATATCAAAACGCACCGCAACCCTGGTTGCTGGTCAATATCTCCCAAATGGCAAAATTGGTGTAGGCATCATGGATCAATGGCGTTCTGACACCGCAGTTGATGAGCTTCAAATAGCAGCCGACATCAAAACCAAATGGGTGGACAAGTATTTCCCTCGCATGATTATGTTTGACCATTACTCCACGGCCAGTATTGCGGCAAGGTTGACGGCAAGCGGTTGCAGAATGGTTGATGTGTCGGGCACGGCGTTCTATCAGGCTTCAGGCGATTTGCTGGATGCAATAGTAAACAATCGCATTGTGCACATGGGCCAAGAATCGTTTGACCTCCAAATGAATGCTTGCGCGGCCAAGACCAATGACAGTGGTTGGCGAATTGTAAGAAGGGCCAGTGCTGGAGATGTTTCAGCTCCAATCTCCCTGGCCATGATTGTCCACAAAATGCAGGAACCAGTTTCCACTCCAATGATTGTTGCGGGTTAGACACGCCCAAAATCCCAAATGACTTGAATGTCCGTTTAGTGTGTTATGGGGCTATTATCCGCCTATGGGTATTTTGTCAGCACTGCGTTTAGTCAAAGATGATTCAGACACGCTTAAAAGTCAATACAACCCGGCGGTAATGAATCAAGGCTACGGCGTTGGCGCATGGAGCGATTATGGAATGGGCTTTGATTACGCGGGCATTGATCTAAATTCTGCAATGCAGGTTCCAACGGTTTCAAAGTGCCGTCAATTAATTTGCGGAACCATTGCCGGAATTCCGCTTGAGTTGTATAACAAAACAACGGGAGAAAAATTAGGTTTGCCAGTGTGGTTGGAACAACCTGACATTAGACAACCGCGTTC